TGCAGACAAATCTTTTAATTATTTTACTGGCAATGATAACATAATTACAGGGACTCAAGCTGTATTTTATTCAGAAAATCCACCAGTAGAGTTGGAAAATGGAAGAGCTTATTTTCTAATAAAAAGTGCTAATAATACATTTAAATTTGCCAGCACTTTGTTCAATGCGTATAATAATATTCCATTAGATTTTTCTACTAATTCTGGGAATGCTTTCCCTGTAGCAAGTTTCCAGTTATTTTTAGTTCTTCCAAATGAAAATAGTTCTTTTCATGGAAGAGTATTTTTAAGATCAAACTATGCAGGAAATTATGTATTTGATGATATATCTGAGCAATTTACTGGGATTGCAAGTTCATTTGAATTAAAAGTTGCAGGAATCAGCACTGTAGGAATATCTTCAGATAATGGTATAGTATTACTTAATAATGTTTTCCAATATCCAGAATCAGAAGAAGCTTTTGAATATAGGGAAACTGGTATTGGAACTGGTGCAAAAACTTATATAGATTTTGTTGGGACTGGTGGATCTGCTACTTATGATGTTAATGTTAAAAATCTCCCAAGAGGAGGAATTATAGTTTCATATGGAATTACTAGTGGCACATTATATGCCCCACAATATCCAGCAAAAGGAGTGGCAGTTGTATCTGCAGCAGGAACAATTTCAAATATAATAATAGGAGATGAAGGTTCTGGATATAGAACTGGAATATCTACTTATTATGTCAAAATAGATAATCAAGAAATACCTGGATCTGGTGCTATTGCTGTAGCATATCCAAATGCTTCAGGAATTATAACAGGGGTTGGAATACTTACTGGAGGATCTGGGTACTTATATAATGGAACTTCATCTACCCTAAGTGGCATTATTTCTGCTTTAGCTCCAAATGGAACTCCAATCGGAGTTGGATCAACTTCACTATTTCAATATTTTAGAGGTAATCCTGTAAATGTTAATAATCCAGGGTTTGTTTCTATAGGGGGAGAAATTTTAAAATACACAGGCATTGGTTCTACATCATTAACTGGAACTCTCAGAGGGCAACTTGGCACAATAGGAACAGCACACAATGCAGGGGTTCCTGTGGTTAAGTATGAGTATGATTATATTATAAAAGTAGATGCTCCAATTCCATATGACAATATACCTTTATCTGGGTCAGCAGCTGGAATAGGAGCTTCAGTATCTCTCAAAGTTAATGAATTTGGAGAAATAAGTGATTTGTTGTTTACCAATAGTGGGTATGGATATAAAGTTGGAGAAGTTTTAACTCCAACTGGTGTATTAGGAGTTTCAACTCAAACAAATGACAATAAATTAAAGATAACTATCAATGAAGTATTTAAGGATGAATTTTCTGCTTGGAACGTAGGTTACATTAGAAAGTTGGAGGATTTAACTAATAAAGTAAATGGACAAAGAACTATATTTACTTTATTTGAAAAAATTGATACTGGATCTGGAATAGTTATTAAAAGAACTAGTTTTGAAGCAAATCCAGCTTCAGAAATAGATTTAGAACAAAATTTACTAATATTTGTAAATGATATATTGCAAATTCCAGGAAAATCATACAGATTTCTTGGTGGATCTCAATTAGAGTTTTTAGAAGCTCCAACTTTAGGTAGTACAATTAAAGTCTATTTCTATGAAGGATTTACTGGAGATTCTCAATTTACTCAACCTCAAACTGATGTAAAAGAAGGGGATAAATTACAAGTACAAAGAAGTGTTTTTGGACAATTTCCATTAGAACAAAAAATAAGAACTGCTCAAAGAGTAGTAAGCTCTGATACTGTAAGAACTGAAGTTTACTCTGATAGGGGATTATCAGAATCATCTTCGCAAAGAAGATCAGTATCATGGACTCCACAAAAAACAGATTTGATTATTAATGGTGAGTTTATATTTAAAAATAGAGATGTAAATCAGTCAGGCATTACCAGTATGTCTATTATTTCTCTAACTTATGATGCTGATCCTGGAGTTGGAGTACAAACAGCAACTATTACTACAACTTCAGGAACTTTTGTTGGACTTAATACTAATATAATTGGTCTCAATACTAATGCAGGGATAGGTTCTTTAATACAAATTGGAGACTTTGTTGAGTCACTTTATGTTTCAGTTGGAGCAACAATTGTTGCAATAGGAGCAAGTTTTATTGACATAGGAAAACCATCATTGGGAATATCTACAGGAGCTGATGCCTTTATTGGTCCTGTAGCATTCTCATCATCTCCATCTGGAACTAATGTAAGACCATTGACTTTCTATAGAAAGAATCCATAAATAACAGTAAAGTAGCAGAAAAAAATGCCAGCAATAGTTACTGATAAATTCAGATTATTAAATTGCAATAATTTTATTAATGACATTGCTATTGGAAATTATTATGTGTTTGTAGGACTTCCAAACGCAACTTATTTTGATAGTGGATGGGATGCCAGTCAACCATCTCCAATTGACAATGATTTGTATTTAAATTCATATAAGGATACTATTTTAGGTGTAAAGAAAATTAATACATCTGATGTGATTAGAGTAATCCCAAAACTAGAGTGGGTTACTGGAAGAAAATATGATATGTATAGGCATGATTACAGCGTATACAATGTATCTGCTGTTGCATCTGCAACTAGATTATATGATGCTCAATATTATATTATTAATAGAGATTATAGAGTTTATATCTGCCTTAACAATGGTTCTGCACCATCAAACCAAAATCAAGGTGTAGTTTCCACTCAAGAACCAATACACACTGATATATCTCCAAGAAAAGAAAGTGATGGATATGTTTGGAAATATTTGTATACATTAAATCCATCAGATGTTTTGAAGTTTGATGCAACAAATTATGTTGCGGTGCCAAACAACTGGACAACTACTAACAATGCAGAAATCGCTAGAATTAGAGATAATGCATTTAATGGGCAAATTCAAACTATTTTAATTGAAAAGCAAGCTCAATATAACTATGTTGGAACATTATCTGGTGTTCCAATTAAAGGAGATGGAATTGGAGGAGAAGCTAGCGTAACATTTGATGAAGAATCAAAACCAGTTTCTGTTACAGTGACTACTGGTGGTCTTGAGTATACATACGCTACTCTAGATTTAGATTCAATTCTTCCTCCAATTGGAGGAGAAAAAGCAATATTTAATGTGATTATTCCTCCTCCAGGGGGACATGGAAAAGATATCTATAATGAACTTGGTGCCACTAGAGTTTTAATTTACAGCAGAATTGAAAATGATGCCACCAATCCAGATTTTATTGTAGGAAATCAATTTTCTAGAATTGGAATAATTAAAAATGTAAAAACTTATGCTACAAATTCTACATTTACTCAAAGCAGTGGAACTGGAGTATTTGGCATAAGAATGAATACAGGAACTATAAATGAACCTTTGGATTCATTAGTAACACAATCAACTTCAAATGCCAGAGGAACTTTAGTAAGTTTTGATTCTACTACTCAAGTTTTGAAATTAATTCAACCAAGAACAAATTATGCTGATACTTATCAAGTAGGTAATGTAAGAACATTAGATTACACTTACGCAGATAGTTCTAGTGGAATTCAAACTGCAGGTTATTATGATCAAAATGAATTTAATAATGCAACCAACATAGTAATTGGATCAAATTCATATCCAATAGACACTTCTTTTAGCGGATCAACTATTACATTAGGAACAGTTGATTATTATTTGGGGCAAGAATTCACTTCAGGAGTGGCATTGCCAGATATAAATAACAAGAGTGGTGATATAATTTATGTTGATAATAGGTCATCTGTAACTAGATCGTCCGAACAAAGAGAAGATATAAAAATCATTTTAGAATTCTAAGAAAATGCCCCAAAGTACGAATCTCAACAAAACTCCATATTATGACGATTTTGATAGTGCAAAAAACTATTACAAGGTTTTATTTAAACCAGGAGTAACTGTACAGACAAGGGAATTAACTACATTACAGTCAATTCTCCAAAACCAAATTGAAAGATTTGGTAGTAAGTTTTTCAACAATGGAGGAGTTGTTATACCAGGGAACTGTGCTTTTATTCCTGTGTATAATGCAGTTGAGGTTGAAACAATATATAAAGGAATTAACGTAGAAGAATATCTAAGTTTATTGGTAGGAAATATTTTAACTGGGACTGAAAGTGGAATAAGAGCTAAAGTAATTAATTATATTACAGTAGAAGAGTCTGAAAAAGCAAAAACTACAATTTATGTAAAATATCTTAATTCCGCAAATGATTTTGAAACTGAAGAGTTTACCCCTGGAGAAGAATTAACAGCAGGATTTGATATTCCTTTAGGTCAAGGTTTTATATTTGAAGGAGAACCAATTCTTCAAATTACAAATCCAGTAGGCAGATCACCATTTTCAGTTGGTACTGCTGCTAAAATTGAAGAGGGAGTATATTTTGTCAGAGGGTATTTTGTAGATGTTCAAACTCAAGAATTAATTCTTGAGCAATATAGAAGAGATCCTTCATATAGAGTTGGACTTGAAATTATAGAAGATATAATTACCTCAGATGAGGATACATCTTTAAATGATAATGCTCAAGGATTCTCAAACTATGCAGCTCCTGGTGCTGATAGATTTACTATGAGATTAAATCTTGCCAAGAAAGCATTAGATGATTTAAATGATGATGGATTTATTGAACTTTTTAGAGTAGAAAATGGTATAGTTAGAAAGATTAAGCAAGAAACAACTGGATCTTTTATAACTGATGTTTTGGCAAGGAGAACTTTTGATGAGTCTGGAAACTATAGCCTAAAACCATATGAAGTAAAAGCAGTAGATT